TATCTGTTAGATTATTTAAATAACTATAATCCCGGATTAATTTATGTGTACATGGGTAAAAAAGCTGAAGAATGGTCTGAACTTACTACCAATACTGACTATAGGTTTACTGTTAAACATCCTGCTTCTGCTGCTTATAACGGCTCTAAATGGGATAGTAATGATATTTTTATTAAAGTATCTACTATAGTAACTAATACAAGTGGTAATATAATAACATGGTAGTATGACAGAGATCTTTACTAAAGTAATTCAGAATGGTTTAACACCAAATTCTTTTTATGTTTTATACTGTATTAAGGAAAAAATAGTACCTCATAATTCAATTAACAAAGCACTTGAGTGCAAAAGGCTGCATATGGATCAGTGGTTGTCAGAATCCTTGGAATTGACAGATAAAAGCATTATCTTTATGGCAGAAATTGATGGATATTTTAAGAAATCCAAGAAGAAAACTTCTAAAGATTTAATGGGGCATAATTTTATGCAAAACATAGAGGCATATGTGAACATATTTCCTAATAAGAAACTATCCTCTGGTAAATATGCAAGAGTTCCTGCTAAAAATCTTGAGAATGCATTTAGATGGTTCTTTGATACCTTCAATTATAGTTGGGAAACTATCTTTTTAGCTACTCAAAAGTATGTTTTAGAATATGAATCTAAAAACTATGAATACATGAGAAACTCTCAATATTTTTTGAGAAAACAAAATGTAGACAAAAGTTGGGATTCTGACTTAGCAACTTATTGTGAATATCTAAATGATAATCCTGATGAAGATAAAGATGTATTTAGTGAGTTAATTGTATAATTTAAATTTTTAAAGTTTATGGGAAAACTATTCAATGGTGCTAGACATCTGTTACCAGTAAGTGAAAGAGATAGTCTTGAAAAGGGTCTCTACAAAATGAAGGCAAAAAGAGAAGGTAAAATACCTGCACTAATAAGTGCTTGGCCAAAATTTAATGATGCTTTTTGTGATGGACTTGAGTGGAGAACTATAACAGTTGTTGGTGCACGTCCTGGCACAGGTAAGACACTTTTTATGGAACAGTTAGTGTCTGACATCATTGCAAAAAATCCTGACCAAGAGTTCAGGGTATTAAAATTTCAGATGGAAATGGTTGATGAAACCAGTGCTATTAGAAAATTTGGTCTGATTACAGGTGCTGATTACAATACATTAATGAGTAAAGACGGCAAGTTAGTTGACAAAAAATTATTTGAAAAGTGTGTAGAATACTACAAATCAACTATTAATAATGATTTAATTAATGTCATCTACGATACATGTACTGTCAATGAAATGTGTGCTACAATTCATTATGAGTTGGAAAGATACAAGAAAGAAGATGGTACTTATCCTAACATGCTTGTTACAATAGATCACTCTGCTCTATTTAAAAATGATGTAGGACAGAAAGACAAGTTTGATATGCTAGGTGCATTGGGTGAAGCCTTGACCTATATGAAGAAAAATTATCCTGTAGCATTTGTTGTCCTAAGTCAGTTAAATAGAAATATAGATGATACTAAGAGACAAGTAGAAGCCACTTATGGTAATTATGTATTAGATTCTGACATTTATGGTTCTGATGCTTTATTACAACATGCTGATGTAGTTATTGGTATTAATAAACCTTCTATCAGAAGAATAAAGAAATATGGTCCTGAGAAGTTCCTAATTGAAGATCCGGATACCTTAGTGTTCCACTTCCTGAAGTCACGTAATGGTCTTACAAGAATCAGTTTCTTTAAACTAGATAGAGCTACTATGAGAATAGTAGAGATACCAACTCCTGCTAGGGAGACTACACAGAAAATCCAAGTAAATTAATAAATTATGAATAATAACAATTTAAGAAAAGAAAAAGAAAGAGAGTTCTATATGCAGCATATGGACACTTTCAAAGCAATTGGATTAGCAGATCCATTCTTTACAATTAAAACTGCTTTCTTTAAGAAAGGTAAGTTTGGTAAACAGTGTCAATTCTTTGAGTGGGAGTTGAAGAAAGGTGAGGATATCTACATTGAGTTCTATGAGAACGTGTATGATGGCTCTGGAAGAAACACTGATATTGTTCCAGGAATGGAAGGTAGACCATTGTTTAAGTTAAAGTACAATCCTTTTTATCATGAGGAGTATGATGTTACAGAAACTGTTGATGCAGATGGAAAAGTAGATAGAAAATATCTAGTTTCTCTTGGTGAGATGGTTGCTGTTCTTCCTACTGGACAAGAGATTAGCTATGCTCTTTATGAAAAGAGAAAAGAAGAATCTAAACTTGAGGTTCCTGCATTACAACAATCATTGAGTGTATTTCCAGATTTTGAGGCAGAGTATGCTCCTAAAGTAGAGGAAATTGAAATTGATGTACCTGCTGTAGAAGAAAATACAGAATTTACTGGAGGTTCTTTAGCAAACATATCTTTAAAAGATTTTGCAGCAATCATGCTTGTAAAACCTGTAAGTGATAAGAAATGGTTGAATGATTTAATAATTGAATCAAGAAAAGACTTATGAGTATAGTACTTCCAACTAAAAAAGTCAAAGCAGAAAGACAGAATCCTAAAAGAATTGTGATCTATTCTAAGCCAAAGACTGGTAAAACAACTGCATATGCAGGTCTTGATGACAATCTGATTATTGATTTAGAGAACGGTACTGATTATGTTGAAGCTCTTAAAGTTAAAGTAAGTAATCTACAAGAACTTTTGGATACTGGTAAAGCAATCAAAGCTGCAGGTAATCCATACAAGTTTATTACTATTGATACTGTAACTGCATTAGAAGATATGATAATGCCGTTAGCTGTAAAACTTTACAGAGGAACTGCAATGGGTAAAAACTATGATGGAGACAATGTAACTACTCTTCCAAATGGTGCAGGTTATCTATATATTAGACAAGCCTTCTTTCAGGTTTTAGATTTTATTGATACCTTAGCACCTACAATCATTCTATCTGGTCATATTAAAGATAAGGTAGTTGATGATAAAGGAGAGATGGTCATGTCTGCAAACATAGACCTGACGGGTAAGATCAAATCATTAATTTGTGCAAATGCAGATGCTATTGGGTATATGTACCGAAAAGGTAACAAAACTATTTTGTCTTTTAAGACTAATGAAGAGGTTACTTGTGGTGCAAGACCTGAGCATTTACGTAATGAAGAAATAGTAATTACTGAGATGATTGATGGTGTTCTAAAGACATCATGGGAAAAAGTTTTTGTTTAATAATTAAAAAGTAAAATAAAATGGCGTTAAGTACAGAAGATCTTGGTACCGGTGGATCCGGCCTACCAAAAACAATTAGTCCAGGTAACAAAGTATTGAAAATTAACAATGTAGAACTGGAAGAGTTTAAATTCATTGATAATGCATATCATTTGATCTTGCATGTAGAAACTGAACCAATTGAAGGTTTTGAAGGTTTTGCTCTTGATAAAGACAATCCTGATAAAGGACATTATGCTGGTCAAATTGGTAGAGTTAAAGCTTCTCAGTATGCATTTGCAGATGGTGAAACTAAATCTGGTATTAAAATCCAAAGAGACAGATCTATTTTGATCTTTTTACAGAATCTTTGTAAGACTTTGGGTATTAATGACTGGATGCAAGCTCAACATAACAAACACAATACTATTGAAGATTTTGTAGATGCATTTAATGCTACTGCACCTATCAAAGATAAGTATCTGGAATTCTGTATTGCAGGTAAAGAGTATGTAGGTAAAACAGGTTATACTAATTATGACATGTGGTTGCCAAAAGCAGAAAAAGGTAAGTATGCATTTGGTGAAATAGAAGAAGGTAAAGTAATTAGATATGATGAAAAAATTCATCTTAAGAAATTAGAAAACAAAGAAGTTTCTAAATTTGGTGATGATGATGATTTTTCAACATCAAACAAAACCTCAACTGATTTCTCTCTAGACTAAAAAAATAGTTAGGGGGAATCAATAGGGGTTCCCCCTAATTTTAAATTTTAGAGTATGATTTCCACAACAACTATTGTTTCTGATTTAAACGATGTACCCAGAGAATGGGTCTTTGAACACTACCTGAAACTTACTGAAAGATTATCAGGACAGAGTCTTAAAATCAAATCTATTTTCAGTACTAGAGATAAAGTTCCATCTATGTGTATTTATACAGATAGCCGGGGTCACTATAAGTTTAAAGATTTTTCTTCAGGCTATGGTGGTGATGGACTTAATCTTGTAATGCATTTGTATAACCTAGAAAGTAGAGGTAAAGCTTCTTTTAGAATAATGGAAGACTATGCTGTTTATATTTCTAATAATACATATGTTCCTATTGCATATAAACCACAGAGTAAGTATGTAGTTTCTGATTATGAAATGAGACACTGGAATACACTAGATCAAGGATATTGGAGAAATTTCAAGTTATCCTCTTCTATTTTAGAAGGTCACAATGTCTATCCTTTGTCATTTTATACAATGATTAAAGAAGATGATGAGGGTCGTATTCTAGATACTGTACATATCAAAGCTAATTTTATTTATGGTTATTTTCGGGAAGATGGTACACTGTATAAAATCTATACTCCAAAGAACAAAGATAACAAGTTTATTAAAGTACATGATTACATACAAGGTTCTGATCAACTTGAGTTTAAATCTAAGTATCTGATTATTACTTCATCTCTGAAAGATCTAATGTGTTTTAAAAAATTGGGAATATCAGGTATTGAAACTATTGCTCCAGATAGTGAGAATAGTGTGGTACCAGAAAATTTTATGAGACCTCTTCTAGATAAGTATCAAAAGATCATTGTATTGTTTGATAATGATGAGCCTGGACTAAAGTCTGCTCAGAAGTATAAAAACAAATATGGTTTTGAGTATATAAATTTAGATATGTCTAAAGATTTGTCAGATTCAGTAAAAGACTTTGGTGTTGAAGCTGTCAGAGATAAACTATTCCCATTATTAAAACAAGCATTATGAGTTGGACCTATAAAGGAAAACAATTTGAGGAATTAGATATTCCTGCAGGAGCCGTAGGGTTTATTTATATTATGACTGCTATCATAGATGGTAAATCAGTTGCTTACATAGGAAAGAAGAACTTCTTTGCTAATATCAAGAGACCTCTTGGTAAAAAAGCACTGGCCATGTCTACTGATAAAAGGTTAAAAAAGTACAAGCGGGAACTGAAACCTGACTTTATGAGATATTACAGTAGTAATAAAGTTCTTAAAGATGCTCACAAAGCTGGAGTACCTATCAAAAGAGAAATTCTTAGGATATGTAGTACTCAGATGGAGCTCACATATCAGGAGACTAAACATCAGTTCTTGTATGAAGTACTTGAGAAAGAAGAATTCCTAAATGGAAATATTCTAGGTAGGTTTTACAAAATCAAATAATATGACAGAATTAGAATTAACAAGCCTCCTATTTAGGTTGGCTGATTTTGGTATTACAGGTGTTAAAGTAAAATATGATGGTGGAGGAGACTCAGGTGCCATAGAATGGATAGGTTATACAAAAAAACCTTGTGAAACTCCAGAAGATGTAGATGATAATGTAGAAGATTGGGCAGATGAATGGAATTTAGCAAAACTTGATCAAGATCTTTATTATGAAATTGAAAAATTTTCAGAATCTAAACTTCTTGATGAAATAGAAGATTGGTGGAATAATGAAGGTGGTTGGGGAGAATTGTCTATTTGTGTTCCTTCAGGTAAATATCAAATTACTAATAATATTAGAATTACTGATCATGAAACATATAATCATGAAGGTAGTATTCTAGATAAAGCAGAAGAGTAATGGAAGATTTTGAAAGATGGTTAATTGATGAGTTGGAAACTCAAACATTAACAGATGAGTTAAAAGATGAAATACTTGAAAGAGTAAGAGAATTGCATGAAGATGCTCAGAGTGAAGGATATAGTGAGGGATATAGTGAAGCTAAACATGAAATTATTGATCACATAACATACAAAATGTAATGGCACATCCTTGGCAACATGCAAAATCATCAGTTAAGAAGTTTGGAGGGTCTCCTGTAGATTATCTAGCAATACATAACTGGTTTGATGAAACTAAGGCCTGGGTAGGTCATAGTATGCACAGAATGTTTAGACATCATAGTGAAGGTATATTTGAATGTGAGCAAAGATTTGGTATGGTAATTACCAACTCTGATGGTAAAGATGTATATGTAAGATATGTTGGTGAGCAGCATGTCAAGGAAGATTGTAATAATTATATCCC